AATGAAAAAGAAGAGTTAAATATTATAGAAAATTTGAAAAAGAAATCTGAGATTTCAGAAGAAGAATCTCTAGAAAGAAAATTAAAATCTACAGAAAAGGCAAATGATGCTGAGATAGTATTGCTTTATGAAAAACTTGAAAAATTAAATACCGCTTATTTTGAAGGGATAAGTAAAGTAAAACCAAATAAAGAAAATACAGGTAGGTTATTATCTGATATATATGATGATTATTCAAATGCTTATGATGAAGTTGATAGAAAAATTAGAGAGAAAGAAACGGAAACAGCAAATAAAAGAAGGGATGTAGACACTTCTTTATTTTTATACAAAAAAGATTTAATGTATGATTATTTTAAATATTGGAATGATATGGCGCAAAAGCAGGTAGAATTATCTGCTGAATATGCTGACCAGGAAAGGGATATAATAGGTAAACAAATAAGTTGGTTATATAACAAAAATCTTATTTCAGCTAGTGAATATTTTGGGTGGGAAAAAAGGAAAATAATAGAATCAACTAAACAAAAGGAAGATGGTTATGATGAGGAGTATAATTTAGCACAAGAATTATACAAAAAAGATATGGCCCTTGCAGGTGAGGATAGTAAAAAGAAACAAAAAGCTGAAGAAGATTATATGGGGAGGTTATCTACTATTGGTCAAAAAATTGTAAAAAATAGAATGGAACAAAGGGATAAACTTGATGAATTAAATAGACAGGAACAAGATAGTGTACAATTAGCTTATGATAAGGGGGGTTTTGGTGGGGTTGTTACCAAATCATTAGAATTATTAGGTAACCAATACCGTAATACCGCTGGTAATATACAGCAAGCTACAAATAATATGGTACAAGCACTTGAGGATGGGATGGGGTCATTCTTTGATTATATGTCAGATAAGTTTATGGACTTTGAAGCTATGGCACTTGATGTTTTACATACAATTTATATGGAGTTTGTTAAAACTATTCTTATTAAACAATGGCTTGGTGCTATGTTTGGTACAGCAACAGGGGGTGCTACAGGGCAAGGATTTCTTAGTACCATATTAGGTTCAATATTTGGTGGTGGTAGAGCATCTGGTGGGTATGTTTCAGTTAATAAACCTTACGTTGTTGGTGAAAGAGGTCCAGAACTATTTGTTCCTGGCGCAAGTGGTAATATAATTCCAAATAGTGGTATGTCTTCACCTGTATCTGTGGAAATAAATGTTGAGAATTCTACACCAATACCTTTAAATTTAAAAACCACAAGTACAGCAACTAAAAATAATAAGCATATCATTAATGCTGTAATAGAAGATTATAATTCTTATGGAAGAATGTATCATTTATTAAGTGGAGGGAATAAATAATGGCTGATTTCCCAACTTTATCAACAAACCCTATTTATCCTTTGAAAGAAGATAGAGAAGATAATGTAATAAAAACTCCATTTGAGGGTGGTTACCAACACACAAGGCAAAAATATTCAAGGAGACGTAGGAAATTCCAAATATCTTATCAAAATTTGCCCCAGGTAGATGTTGATTTACTTACAACATTTTTTGATACTACTTTATCTGGTGGAGCTACAGCTTTTAATTGGATACATCCTGCTACCAGCACTGTAGTAGTAGTTAGGTTTGCATCACCTCCTTCTATTAATTTAGATTATTATGGAGATGAATATAGATATTCTACTGAAATTAGTTTGGAAGAAGTTTAATGAAAACATTACCTGCTGAATTAGTATTAGAGAAAAATGAACTTGCTTCAGAATCCGCTTGGTTGGTATTATTAGATATTACTTTAACTGATGGTACTATATTAAGAATTGTCAATAACACAGAGGATGTTACCTTTGATAGTAATACCTACACAGCAGTAAATTTTGAACTTGATTCAAATAAGGAAGGATTAAAAGGAGAGATACCTTCAGTACAGCTTAAAATAAGTAATGTTACAAGATTACTACAATCTTATTTGGAATCTCAAGAGGGTTCCATAGGTTCTGATATTACAATGTATATTGTAAACAGTGAAAACCTTGGTTCAAATTATGCTGAATTAACTTGGGAATTTGAAGTTATTGGGACACAAGCAGATGCTTTTTGGACAACATTTACTTTAGGTGCTGCTAACCCTTTAAGAAGGAGATTTCCACTTTATAGGTATATTTCTTCTCATTGTAATTGGAGGTTTAAATCAGCAGAATGTGGTTATGTTGGTACATATACTGTGTGTAATAGGACTTTAGATAACTGTCAGGATAGGGATAATAGTGAAAGATTTGGTGGTCATCCTGGATTGGGTGCAGGAGGTATAAGATTAATATAGAATATGTAGACCTTCTTGGTAAAACATTTAAAATGGGTGGAACTGGGCCAGATGAATATGATTGTTACCATCTTTGTAGAGAAATGGCTAAAAGAGTTGGTATTGATATGCCAATTTATGGGTCACCGGAATTACCTGGTTTAATACATAATTTAATAGCTGAAGATGCCCCTAAATTGTTTGAAGAAATAGACAAACCAGAACCTTATTGTTTGGTGCTATTTTGTATTAAATACCCATATGTAAGCCATATGGGATTTGTTTTAGAAGATTGTAAAAAATTTGTACATATTTTTAGGAAGAGTAGAGTAACAGTTGAGAAATTAACTGATATAGCCTGGAACCATAGAATCAGAGGATATTTACGTTGGAAAAAGCAACACTAATTAAAATCACAAATCCTTTTAGAAGGACAGATAGGGAGATTTCCAAAATAGAACTTTCTGGGGAAAGTTTATTCCACCTAAGACATTTATATTTCCCTGAGGATGTTGAAGTTGCTGTTTCCCTTAATGGAAAACTTGTAAAAGAATATGATTTACCTAACATAAAACCAAAGAATAGTGATTTTATTACCTTAATACCAATTACAACAGGTGGTGGGGGTGATGGGAATAAAGATATAATAAGAGCAATTGCTTTTATTGGTATCGCAATTGCATCATGGGGTGTTGGTTCAGCATTAGCTTTATCTTCCACTATGATAGGTGGTGAAATTGCTGGGTATATGGCTTCTGTAGCAGTTTCTACATGGGGGTTAGCATCTGTTATAGGTTCAATGGCAACAATGCTTGTTGGTGGGCTTTTAATTAATGCCTTACTTCCTCCTTCTACTCCAGAACTTGGCTCAATGGATATATCTGGTGTTAATAAATCACAAACTTATAGTTGGAATCCAACAACTACCCAACAACAAGGTACAGTTATACCAAAAATATATGGTACAATGAAAGCTTCTGGGAATATTTTAGGTGCTTATACAGAAAGTACTGGTAGTGATACAACAGAGGAGCAGCAATATTTAAATGTTCTTATATGTCTTGGTTTAGGTCCAATAAATAGAATTTATAGCTATGAGTTAAATGACCAACCAATAGAAAACCTTGATGGTGTTAGTATTCATGCAAGATATGGTGAATTAACACAAACAATTATACCTAATTTTACTGAAACTGTTGTTGAGAATAGTGTAGCACTTAAAGCTACTTACTCAAATCCTATAATTTATACAACTCCTGGTACAGAGTTTGATGATTTAGAAGTAGAGGTAAATTTCCCTAATGGTTTATATTATTTAGCTGATGATGGTGGTCTTGGCTCAGTGGATGTAGAATTCCAACTTGATGTTAGAAAAAATGGTACNACAACATGGACAGCAATAAGTAAACAAGTTNTTGCATTAACTACAANTACTGATTCTTCTTATTGGAGTGCTGGTGAATGGNTTGATGCTGGTGGTTATAATCAATATATGAGTGATGTTGATGTTAATTATATTCCTAATTGGCAATGGCAAGAAGTTGCTAGTGGTGGTACAATTACTACAGCACATTATGACGGTGAAATATACTATGTTGGGTTCACACAGTATCAATGGAGATGGACGGAAGAAGTACCATATTTAGTTGATTCAACATTAGATTATTATAAAATTACTGGTGCTAAGAATTCAGCTATAAAGAAATCCTTCTTCTATAAAGGTATCCAAGAATCCCAGAAGGGTAGATATGATATAAGGTTAACAAGACACACACCAGATAGAACTGGTGCAAGATATATGGATTATATATATCTTAATAAAGTTAAGGAAAAAATAAGGGATGATTTTTCTTACCCAAGGCAAGCTTTAGTTGGCCTAAATACCCTTGCGACAAATCAACTATCTGGGGGATTTAATTTTTCTTGTATGGTTGATGGTTCATTAATAAGGTCTTATGATGGGGCTAACTACACTGTTACTTTCTCAAATAACCCAGCATGGGTATGTTATGATATTTTAACCCAACCTGTTATAGATAATCAATATAACATTGTTAGATGGGATGGAATAAGCCCTACAAAAATAGATGTAGATAGCTTTAAAGAATGGGCAGATTGGTGTGATGTTTCAGTACCTGATGGTAGAAGTGGTACAGAAAAAAGAATGACTTTTAATGGTGTCTTTGATACCGAGATGAATATGTGGGATGCTGCATGGAAAGCATGTCAAGTTGGTAGAGCAGCTATTGTATGGAGGGGTACAAAATTATTTGCTGTTATTGATAAAGAGGAAACACCAGTACAGTTATTTACGATAGGGAATATATCTGACGGTACTTTTAAAGAGACTTTCCTTTCACTTGAAGATAGAGCAAGTGAGATAGAGGTTGACTTTATTAATAGTGAAAAGGAATATGAGCGTGATAAATTTACTGTTTTAAATACAGGTTTAGCAAATACAGCAAATAAAGTAAATTTACAATTACTTGGTATAACGAAATCCTCTGAAGCATGGAGGGCTGCTGATTATAGATTACTTTGCAACCAATACCAATTAAGAACTATTGAATTTCAAGCTGATATAGACTCAATAGCTTGTACTGTTGGTGATGTTGTAAGAATATCACATGAAGTACCACAATGGGGATATGGTGGTAGGATTGTTTCAGCTAATTCAACCTCAGTAACTATTGATAGGTCTGTTACATTATCTGTTGGTGAAACTTATGAAATAATTATAAGATTATCTGATGATACAGTTGTAACAAAAACCATAAATACAGTGAGTGATGATGCTGCCCATACTGTATTAGATGTGGATGCCTTTTCAACTATACCTTCACAATATGATGTTTATGCTTTTGGAGAAACAAGTATTTCAGTAAAAGATTTTAGGATTGTGGATATTACAAGGTCCCAAGACCAAAAATGTACTATAACTGCTGTAGAGTATAATTCAAATGTTTATGCAAATGATAGTGGTACACCATCTGTACCCACAACAACAAATTATTCTTCTTTAGACCCATATGCTTCTGTTTCTGGTGCTTCTGCTACAGAATTATCTTCTTTTGATATATCTGGTGTTATTAAAAGGGATATAAAAGTTACTTTCACTATAAGTAATTCTTCAATGTATAAGTATGCAAGTATTTACTATAGAAAAACCTCTGATTCTTTATGGTCTTATGTTGGTGATACTTACACAAGTGAAGCTATAATAAATAATGTGGAAGAAAATACTACTTACCAGGTTTATATTGTTCCTGTTAATACTGCTGGTATAAAAAGCCCTACTGGTAAATGTGCAACAACAAGTGTTACCACTACTTTTATTCCTACATTTCAAAATACAGCATTAACAAGCAAAGTATCTGGTTTACAAATATTTGGTCAAGCTAATGATACTGAATGGGAAGGAAAAGATTGTAAATTTATATGGAATGATGTAGCTTTTATTGATGAAAGTGCTGGTGCTGGTGAAGATAGTGATGGGATGGCTGGTAGCACTAATACAAGTATTTGGTTTAAAGCATATGAAGTTAAAATTTTAAGTACAGCAGGTATTTTAAGGAGAACTGAATACCCAACATTACCTGAATACACCTATACTTATGAAAAGAATTGTGAAGATGGTTTAGGTACCCCTGTAGGTGATTTTACTATACAAATTAAAGCATTAGATAAATTTGGTAATGTATCTTCCCAAGCGGCTATTTTAAATGTTACAAACGCTGACCCTACCCCTGTTACTGGTGTTACTACAGATTTTACAGGGAGGGATTTAATAATTTCATGGAGTGCAAATACAGAACCTGACCTTGATTATTATGAATTAACCTTAAATTCAGCGGTTAAATATGTTAAAAGAACAGGATATACCTATAGTTTAGATGATAATATTAAGGATAATACCACAGCAGACCCTTCAATAAGTTATTCAATAAGAAGTGTTGATGTATTTGGAAATAAATCCACTACTACTTCTGGTTCTGCTACAAATGCAGCACCTTCAGCACCCTCTAATTTAACAGCTACGGCTGGTATAAAAGTTATTACTATTAAATTTGATGCCCTTACAGATACAGACATAGATGGTTATGAGGTACATGTTTCAACATCTTCTGGATTTACACCTGATTCTTCAACATTAAAAGGAAAAGGTTTACAGACTTTATATACCTTTGATGGGGAAACTGGTACAACATATTATATTAAAGTAAGGTCTTATGATTCCTTTCAATACAGTGATTATACTTCACAGGTTTCAAGTACCCCTATAACTGCTACTGCAACAGATATAGCAGATTTTGCTATTACAGCAAGTAAAGTATTTACAAAGATACCTATATTAGCTAATGATGCTTGGGTAGATAATGACCCATCAGCAGGTTATGTATCATGGAACCAACATAATTTATATTATAATGGAGCTAATTATACTATTACCGCTGCTAATACTGATGATAAATATGTTTGGTGGGAAAATGGTTGTACTACTTATTCTTATGCTGATATTAACCCAACACTTGATGATGGTGANTTTGTAATTGCTACAAATATTGATGGNTACCATGATTTAGCATGGAATGCCATAGCTAATCAAGTTATTGGTTCTGCTTATATACAGGACTTAGCTGTTATAAGTGCTAAAATAGAAGATTTAGCAGTTACCACAGCAAAGATTAATGATTTGGCGGCTACTACTGCTAAGATTGCTAATTTAGCTGTTACAAATGCTAAAATAGCTTCAGCTCAAATTGATAATGCCCATTTAATTACTGCAACCATAACTGGTGCTAAGATTGCTTCTGCCACTATTGAAACAGCTAATATAAAAGATGCTGCCATTACAAATGCTAAAATAGCTTCAGCACAGATAGACAACGCACACCTTATTACAGCTACTATTACAAGTGCTAAGATTAATGATGTATCAGTAGATAAATTAACAGCAGGAACAATAACATCAAAAGACATTGTTTTGGCTGTATCAGCAGGTATTGGTGATGTTTCTATAAGAACTGGTAAAACAGATTTTACAAATGATGATACGGGTTTTATTTTAGGTATTGATGATTCGGATGATGATACCCCAAAATTTTATATAGGAAGTCCTTTAAATTATTTAAATTGGAATGGAGTTTCATTAACTGTTAGGGGTATGCTTAATGCAACTGATATAACTGTTGGTACTTTAAGTGTAGCACAC